CCTAAATGTTATGAAGCTATAAAAAAGACGTATAGAGAAAGAATGATGAAGATCTATAATAAACCACATCTTTTAGACGATCCAGAACAACAAGAGAAGATGCTTGCTAATAGAAAGATAAGTGGTAAATATAAATGGTCAGATGGTAAAGTGTTTACTTATACAGGTAAATATGAAAAGAATCTTATGGAATTTTTAGATAAAACTCTAGAATACAAATCTGATGAAGTATTGGCCCCTGGTCCTGTATTAGAATATGAATACAAAGGAAAAAAGAAGCATTGGATAACAGACTTTTTACTCCTTCCTTATAATCTAATTATAGAGGTTAAAGATGGAGGAAAGAATCCTAACAATAGAAAAATGGTTGATTATAGAGCTAAACAAGAAGCTAAAGAAAAAATGATAACTAACCTTGGAACTTATAATTATCTTAGATTAACAGATAATGATTTCTCTCAATTACTGTCTATCTTAGCTGAACTTAAAATGAATGCAGTAGAAGATAAAACAGAAAATATTTATAGGATTAATAAATAAGAGGTGTAAATATGAATTTTCTTGTAGACTCTATTACTGATTCTAATAATATAGAGAAGATTTTAAAAAATGAGAAAAAAGATTCTAGTCCTAAACTCAGTAGTTTATATAGAGAATATGTAGATGGACTAAAATCTTTAATAATGAAATATAAAAATAAAAGTTCAGTTGCATCTAGATTAGATCTTGATGATCTTAAGATAACTCATAATTTAAAAGTTATGAAAAATTTAGATAGTGATTTTTTAAAGAGAATGTTTTACATGATACTTGTAAATAACAAAGATAAAAAATCACAAATCGAATTTATAAAAAAAGAATGTGAAGATAATAAACTTTTTGCAGGAAGATACTATGAAGCACCTGATCTAATGAATGGTATTCCTGTAGTAGAAATCGATGTACAAAAAACTTTATCTATTTTTACAAAAGAAGAAATATGGTTAAATGGTATAGATTCTAAGACTAATTTATTTATACCCCCTAAAGAAATGGGGTATAATAATGAAAAACTAATCAAGCATCTAAGATCTCAAGCTAAATATTATAATAAGCACAAGTCTATGACAACTTTAAATGTTGTAAAATTAATAGAAGATTATGATCAAGCTGTATATGAAGAAATTACAGATCATCATAACAATAGGGCTAAACTTGCTAAAGAATTAGAAGAGAATTTTAAAAGAGCTAAAGAAAATAAAAAGAAAGTTATTGCCAAAATAAAGTCTAGTAAAGATGAAGAATATAAAACAAAACATAATAAGATCTTAGAAAAGGTTTCTAAAGAATATCTAAATCTTTATGTATCTATAACTAAATATATACGAAGATATAATATAGACACAGCCTTATTGTATAAAGAGTATATAGGGAAAGGCAATTATATTATAAACTTCATTTATCAAGACGTAGTTAAAAATAATGAAAGATATTTAGAAGCTAAATAAGAAAATGTAATATTATGAGGTATACAATATGGGATTATATAGTAAAGAAAACGTATTATTATCAGAAGAAGTAGCAATGCTTCCTTCTGTGTATTATAACGTTATAAATGAAGAAGATACAATAGACCCAACGGATATAAATAATAATGTAATGGGGGGATATTTGGATAATCATAATGATATGAGAGATTTAGCCAAACATCCTAAAAGAATTGAGATCTTAAATAACTTTACACAAGCAAGAAAAGATTTAAGAGGAAAAGGTCTTGCTGATATAAAAAGGGAAATAGATAGCAGACCTAAAACTTGGTTGGCTTCTAAAATTGCTAAATTCAGAAATCTGTATACTAAATTTCTTGCTGAGTTGAATAAGGAAAGAGATCTTAGAAAGCAAAATCTTATTAGAAAATTCTTAAGAGTTATATTAAGAATTATAGATTGGATTGCTATAAGATTACAGAAACTTGCTAATCATGTTGGTAAGAAAGATGATAAGTATTCTGTTAAACATATCCTCTCTTATCAAAATAAGAAATACAATGGTCAATTAAGTGCTATAGAAAAATCATATAATGTAGCACTTCCTACAGTATTAAAGATTGATGATGAAGAAAATTTCAACAAGGGGTTAAAATACGGTTCCAAACCCAAGAGATAAGAGAATACTAAATATTGATTTTTACATCATAATAATGATTTACTATACTTTTTTAAGAAAAGAGGAAATTATAAATGGCAACAGCTAAATATAAATACGTTAAAATGGTAGCTCCTGGTGGAGCAGTTTTGAATTTCATTGGTATTGCTGGTACAACTCCTGAAGTTGTATTGAGTACAGATTTGATTAAAAAATGCATTAAATTGGGTGTAGCTGTATTCGAAATCAAAGAAACCGAAGAAGAAATTCTTGGTACAAAACAGGTTAAGAAAGAATTCATTCCTTTGACTTTGAAAAAAGAAGCAGAACTTAATGAAGCTGAAAAGAAAATCGGTTTCAAAGAATTTGATGGTGAAAATGGTGGTAAAGCTGTTGATGAAGCTAAAGTTAAACCCATTCCTGATTTAGAAGAACAAATCGCTAAAAAGATGAAAGATGCTAATGATGAATTTGTTCGTCAATGCATTGCTAAATTTGAAAAAGAAATCAAAGCTAAGAATGAAGCAGAATTGAATCAGGATAAAGATCTTACTGAAGCTGAAATTGTTGAAAAGAAAGCTAAAGCTCACTTCAAAGCATACTATGAAGATCTTAAAGCTAAAGAAGAAGCTGCAGCTAACCATACAGAACCTAAGACTTCCTTTGATAAGGGAACACGTTATCGCCGCATTTCTGATTTAGTAAAGTTTAAAGAAGAAGCAGCTGCAACACCTGGAACTGAATCTTCATCTTCTACACATAGTGCTACCCAACCTGTATCTGGTGCTCCTCAAAATTCTGCACATTCTGGAATTGGAGAATCTCAAGGAGGGCATTCAACCTCCTCTCAAACAGGTCCTCAAGCAGCACATAGTAATCAGGATACCCTTTAATATATAGGATGATATAAATGAGCTTATTCATGAACAGAGAAATATCCCTCTTCCAAGAAGAGGGATATTCTACAGATAAGTATTTCGAGCCAGATATAAATAGTAATATTTTATCTCCTAAATTTAACTTTACAAGAGCTCCAGAAAGTAAAGAAGAACGAGATAAATGGGTAAAAGTAGCTAGAGAGAATATCTTAGATATTGCTGGTACTGCTAGAATATTTGATGGTGAAAACGGATGGCTTCAAATTGGTAAATATAAAGGATCCTCTGTAACCAGATACAATCCAAATGAATTAAGCATGAGTAAGAATGAAGTAGATAAGTATAGTAAGAAAGCAATAGATGCTATCAAAAATATTTCTAATCTAACTGTTCTTGAAAAGATGAAATATTGGATAGAATCTAAAGTAGAAAAGTATAAGCTTTTTATTAAAAATAAGAAAAAAGAACTATTTGCAAAGAAAATATTCGAAACTGATTCTATATTTACTAAAATATACAAAGCATATGAACTTCTTATAGGTTATATAATAAAAATATTTTTAAAGATAATAGGTTTTATCGTTTCTATGATAGCTAAAGCCCATCGTTATGTAAAAGATAAATATTATAATAGCAAATATAAGAATGAATTATCTGGTTCTAATAAAGGTAATATTAGAAATGAAATAGAACGTAGAAAAGCTGAAAATGAAGTAAAATATAGAACAGATGTACTTGCAAAAGATAATGACTTAGAAGCTACTAAACGTGGTTAGGTGGATAAATTATGGGATTATTTGTAATCAATGAAGATAAAGATTATCCTTAAAATATAATAAAGAAAGGATAAAAAACATGTCGTTATTTATAATGAATGAAGGATATGGATATAGTGATATCTATTCATTAGAAGAAAGTCGTGTAACAGATGCTCTTAAGTCTTTTAAAGAAAAAGTAGTGTATCTTTTTAAAAGATCTAATGAACTAATGGTTGCCTCTCAAAATGGGATTACTAATAATGCAAGTAAGCAAGAAGTAGAAACAACTGCTAATGAAATTGAAAGAGATATAAAAACTGTAGAAAATAGCGATGATATTAGCAGAGAAGATCTTACTGCATTAGAAAGATTTAAAAAGCGTTTAGAAGATAAATTAGAAAAATGGGATAAAGAAATTAAAGAATTGAAATTTAAAGATGAAGGTATTGGTACCAAGATTATCAATACTATCAAATTGGCTTTTATCCAGCTTAAGAGAATCTTTACGAAAATTCTTAAATTACTTGTATCCGCTATTTCTGCTATTTATAATAAAATTAGAGGAGTAGAATAATGGGATTATTTGTATTAAGAGAAGATAATCAACCTAATCAAACACCCCCCCTCAATTTTCTAATGGTCAATATAAACAAGGGGATAATGGTCAAACATCCATGAGTGTTATCATGAACAATATGGTTCAAATTACAGCTCAGGTACAAAATGGAGAACAATCTATCAATTCTCAAAATTCCAATCCTCAAGAAATAACAAATCAAATTAATGAAAAGGCTAATCAGATCGTTTCTTTAATCAATAAATCATCTGAACCTACAGGATTAGAAAGATTGAAAGTTAGATTAGAAGAAAAGATTAGATCTTTTGATGTTAAGCTGAGAGCCATCAATATGAAATCTAAGAGTAATGTAGGGACTAGTATTGGTGAAAAAGTAAAATGGTTTATTCTCCAAATTAAGAAAATATTTGTTAGAATCATAAATGCTATTGTTTCTGTATTAGGTAGACTTCAACGTACTTGGAAAAATAGAACACTTGGTAATAAGATTAATAAACTTGGTGTTAGAGATGTTAAATTTAATACCTATAAAAAAGAAGGAAATGATTATATTGAAACATCTAGAAGTGTAGGAAGTCAAGCTAATCAAACTCTAACTAATAATATGAATAACTATAGAAACCAGTTAAGAACTAATAGAAAGTAATTTTAAATAATTGAACATAAAGTTAATACTTAGTATTCTATTTAAATTTAAGTAGAATTTATTTTTAAAAATCATATATGAGGTGAAAATAAATGAGTTTATTTACATTTAACGAAGATTACAAAGCTTTTAATGAATTTGGTGATTCTATGAGCCATCTTAACGCTATCGCATATGCTGGTGGTGAAGGAGAAGATGGTAAAGTAGATGGTAGAAAAATGCAAAAAGGGCTTAATATTGCTATGGATGATACTGTAGCAAAACCTGCCGAACATGTAACTGTTCTTAGCAAAGCTTGCAGAAAAGCAGCAGATACTGGTGATTATTCTGATCTTGATAAAATTGTATCAGCTACAGAAAATTCTGTAAAAAAATGTGAAAACCAGTCTTGGTTAGAAAAAACAAAAGCAAAACTTGAAGCTAAGATTAAAGAATATGACAATAAGTTTAAGCAGATGGAAGAAGAAAATAAGAAAAATGGTGGAAGTTCCATTAGCAATAAATTTAAATATGCATTTACTAAGATTAAACAAGTATTGTTAAAAGTTATTAAAGCTATTGTTTCTGCATTGGCTTCTATCCAGAATAAATTCCGTAGCAAAAAAGAATCTAAATAATAATTAATATGATGAGAGAGAGAGAGATTTCTCTCTCTCTTATTTTAAAATTAGAAGGTGATTTATATAATGAGAATGTATTTTAATGAAGATATAGATATATCAAAAATAAAAACTTGGAAAGATGTACAAAACTTACGTCGTGGTAGTGAAAAAGATTTCAAAGAATTAAATGATACTTTTGGATATGATGGTGAAAAAAAAATAACCATATAATCAAATTGATTGATCAATACCTTGAAAAAGTTCGTTTAAGAAGAGAATTTTATGATGGAGAATCTGTAGATAAAGATTTACTAATAGGAACAACAGATCCTAAAAAAGTAGATCAATTAGATGATGAAATAGAAAATAGAGCAAAAAAAGATTATGAAGCAAGAGTAGCCTATGCAAATTCTAAAGAACGTGCAGAAGAATTAGCTAGGTTTAAAAAAGAGGCAAAAAAAGAAGAAAAGGCTAAAGCTAAAGCAAAGAAAGCGGATGAAGAGGCAGAAAAGAAAGCAAATGCAAAAGCTTTGAAAGATGCTGGAGAAAAAGCAAGGGCAGATATGGATTCTTTGGTAAAGGGAAAGAACAATGTTTACAAAGATGCTTCAAAAGGAAATAATACTACTCCTCCTGCAGATACAAATAAAGATAATAAACCAGAACCTATAAAAACTCCATCTAATAAACCAAGTACAGATGGTAATAAAACAAATACTACTTCTTCAGAAAAGAATGCTATTTATAAAGGAAATGCAAATAAAACCGATTCAAGTAATACAACTAATAATGAAGATTCTTCATCTAAAAATACTGTTGTAGCTGAAGTTAAAGATCTTGCTAATAAAACATCTGAAGCCGCTACAGCTGCAAAAAGTGATACAGGAAAAGCAAAACAACTTGTTAATCAAGCAGAAGGAAATGCAAATAAGATTGTAGAAAATGTTAAAAATGTAAAAGATAAAACATTTTTAGAAAGATTGAAAACTTCATTAGAAGCAAAGATCAAAAAATGTGATCAAAGCCTTTCTGAATTAAAATTTGATAAAGGTATTGCAACAAATGTATTGAATGCTATTAAATGGGTATTTATTAAAATTAAACAGATACTGATGAAGATTGTAAAAGCTATTGTATCTGCTTTAGCATCTATACATAATAAATTTAGATAAAATATAGGTGATATAATATGGGATTATATGTAATATTAGAAGGAACATCTTTTTATAATGAAGATGTACAACCTAATTTAACAGAAGAAGAATTTAAAAATTTTGATAATATGATGAATAGTAACCAAGCCTTTAATCTAGATAGTGATGATGAGCCTAAACAAACTGTTAAAGATACAGAAAAGAAAGTTCAAGACATAGAAAAAAAAATGATTGAATCTTGTAAAAAGCATATAGAAAATTCTGATTCTACTGAAAAACTTCCTTTTCTAGAAAGAATTAAACATAAACTAGAAAACAGTTTGTCTATGTGTGAAGAAAGAATAAATAAAGTAAGAAATAAAAAATATGATAATGAATCTTTTACTACAAAGATTAAAGACCAAGCAATCAAATTCTTTAATATCATCAAAAAGGGAATAATGAAAGTATTAAATGCTATCGTTAACCTTATTATAAAGGTAAAAAATTCTATATTTAAAAAATAATTTGAAAGGAAGTATAATAAGATGGGATTATTTGTAATCAATGAAGCATCTGATATGGGAAACCAAGTAAATAAAGTTGATGCTTTTATTAAAGAAGCATTAAGAGAAGCAGGTAATGTTGAAGAAGCTGTAAGAAATTT